CTTTACTGCCACTGGTTCCCGAGAAAGGCGAATACCAGCCGTTCAAACCGGTAAACACCCGGTATACCTACAACGTCAAGAAATACGGCAGGCAGTTCGATATCTCATGGGAATCCATCATCAACGACTCCCTTGGGGCGTTCAACGACATCCCGCAAGAGATGGCACGGGCAGCCCGGGATACGGAAGCATACCTGGCGACCTCACTGTTTGCCGCATCGACCGGTGACGGCAGTGCGTCCCTGTATGGTGCGACCATTACAGACGACTCACAGGCAATCACGAACCTCGGCGTCCTCCCGCTGACCATCGCCAACCTTGAGGCAACTATCGCCCTCATGAAAAAGCAGGTCGGACCTGATGGGAAAGCAATGCGGATCAGGCCGAAATACCTGGTCGTTCCCCCCGCACTCGAACTCACCGCAAAGTCCATCCTGACCAGCACAACGGTTCAGTATATTAACAACGCCGTTGCAACTGCGGTCCCGATGCCGACCAACAACGTGCTCACGCAGTCCGGGCTCCAGCTCCGTGTGAACGAGTGGTTGCCTTACATCGACACCACACACGGCGACACCGCATGGTATCTGTTCGCAGACCCGAACCTTGGCGCAGCCGTTGAAGTCGGATATCTCCGGGGCAACGAAACCCCTGAAGTCTGTATGAAAGCCTCCAACAAGATGATGATTGGCGGTGGTGCGGGCGGTGCGATGTCCGGTGATTTCGAGACGGACAACATCTTCTATCGTGTCCGTGACGTAATCGGCGGCACCGCAATGGACCCCCGGTTCACGTACCTCCAGAGTGGAGCCTAACCATTCACCCTTTTTCGTGAGGGGTGAATTGTGACATTTACGTATAACCCGACAACAACACTGGGAAAAACCCGGCTCTATGCGCAGGATACCGTCACAGCGAATGCTATCTTTTCGGATGAAGAGATGCAGGTGTTCCTTGATGAGAACTCACAAAACATCTTCCTTGCAGCAGCCGACGCCCTTGATATTATCGCTTCAAACCAGGTCTACACTCTCAAAGTAATGAGCAACAACGGCCTGAGTACCAACGGGGCATCTGTAGCAGCAGCCCTTCACACACAGGCACAGGCGTTACGGGATAAAGCAACCAGCGGGTTAGGGTCAACCAGCACCGGAGTCGTCATAGTACCGAACCCGGATGATCCGTATCTGGAGTACCGGTGATCATGCAGACCTCTTTCTTTGATTCCCGAAGAAACACCGGATTAACAGATAACTTCTATCCGCAGACCTGCACGATCCAACAGTATACCGCTGGAGTGGACTCTCATGACCAACCCACACAGACATGGGCGAACCTTACCGACCACGTTGACCTGCCTTGCTCCATTGCACTCTCATCCGGGCGGGAAGTAAAAGGTGAGGTTGAGTATGGGGTTACTACACACCGGATAGCCCTGAATGGCGTCTACCCTCTCATTACCCGGCTGATGCGGGCGGTTATTGCGGGTGTCAATTACGATATCCAGTATGCCAGCCCGCCGGGATATACAGATTCCGTGACGGTGCTAGAGTGCACATTGGGGGCGAGCTGATGGAGATAGAGCTGAAAACCGACCGGGAAATACTGATCGCCATGAACACCAGCCTGAACGAGAAGCTGGATAAGATCATCGGGGATTGTGCTGACCATGAAGGCCGGCTCCGTAAACACAGCGATCGGATTGGTAGTCTTGAGAACGACCGGAACAAGCTCATTGGAGCTATGGCCACGGTATCGGTCGCCATGGGTATCATCGGGAGTAAAATAAGTGCAATCCTGTTCGGTGGGGCGTAATGGATGGATGCCGATGACTTTCATTGGAGTTACATCAATAAGAACATTGACGACTTCGAGGAGAGGATCCGGCACCTTGAAGCCAACAACAAAGAGCAGTCCAAGTTATTCGTCATCTCTGAAAAACTCGGCGGGGAGATCCGGGTGCTGGATGATAAGCAGAACGTCCGGTTCAACAACCTCGAGAAATGGATGGACGGCCAGATCGCAGTCGTGGCGGCTAACCAAGCCAACCGGAAAGAGCACAGCGAGGAGAAAAAAGGGATTAAAGAGGATTTGTTCGGGATAGCGGCGCTATGTATCTCAATTATCGTCCTTGTAGTAAGTCTGGTGCGGGGGTAACATGCAGCCGAGCATGATCGTACCGGTAAAACTGGCAAACGGTCAGACAGTACCGTGGGATCTGGCCAATGACCCCAACCCGTTATACAAGGACAGCAACCAGAGCCGGGAAGCCGGATTCCTGTGGAACTGCTACAAGAACCCGATGGGTCGGTTCTTCCAAGAGACGATTAAGAACAGCATTGTCCGGGCAATTGAGATCGTGCACGGCCGAAAAGGTATCTTACGGTATGACCGGCAGGCGTATGTCTATGACGACGCGAGGCTGAAGTTGCTTGACCGGGAGATATCGCTCCTGATCGAGAAGTATGTTGTCGATCCGGTCATTCCAGCACGTGAACGCAAACGGGCGATGTTGAACCAGATTAAGGACATTGCGCTGTTCGTTGCCGGGAAGGAAGATATCTATTACCGGTCGCACGGGATACCCCTGCTGCTTGAATTTGCTCATTTCATGGTCGATAACGAACAGGTCTTCCAACTGACAGAAGCCGAAAGGATCCGGTTGGAAAAGGACGGGGTGACGCCCTGATGGAAGTTATCGGCTTATCGGAAACCTTGGCAGCTATCCAAAAAGAGCTCGCAGAACGGGCGCGGGTAGCAAAGAACGCTGTCCGGTTAGCCGGTAATGAGTATAAGAACGATGTCCAGAAGATCGCACCCTACAAGACCGGCACGTATCGCCGCAGCATTCACGTCCAGATGATTGAGGAGAACGGCAACCCGTACGCTTTGGTAGGTACTGACCTGCCGTATGGCAAGCGGCTGGAGTTCGGGTTCTGGGACATGACGGACAAGCTGGGACGGCATTTCTACCAGAGAGCCCAGCCGCACTTCAGGCCAGCATTGGATCTGAACATGAACAAGTATTACAGGATAATGAAAGGCACATTCGACCGAAATTCAACAGAGACGCTTGTGGAGGGTTCGTATTGACGTATTCAATGGTTGATGTCCTCGGCTCGGTCATTACCGGCATGAAAGCCAATACCGGGATTGCAGCTGTTGTATCTACCCGGATATACCGGGACGTACTGCCGCCATTACCAACCTTCCCGGCAATTGTGGCCTCGTGTGTGGACGATTTAGGGACCGGGGATACCAGCCAGACCAATTACGCACAGGCGAGGATCCAGTGTTCCTGTTACGCGACCACCGGCAAAGGATACACGGCGTTCAACCTGTCGAAACTGGTGAAAAAATACCTGCATAATAAGACGAACGTGACCCTGAACGGGTCGAATCTGGTAAGCATTGTTGATATGGGCGCTGTTCCTGACAGTAATCAGGAAGTGACCCCGGCGATCTATATGGTCCACCGGGATTTCATGGTCAGATATCGTGACCAGTAAAAAGGAGAAGTGAGACGGAACTATGAGTGAAATGGCACAGGCCGGCTTCGGGGTGCAAGTCTTATGGAACACCACCCTGGTTGGAGAGGTTAACGGTGACGTATCTCTCCCGGACAGCACAGCGAACGAGACGGATTCAACCTCGCATGATAACCTTGGCGGTATTAATTCAAAGTACCTTACGAGCATCACGCAAGGCGATGGGACGTTTAAGATATTTTATTACGGCAGCACCGTCCAGAAATCACTTTGGACAGACCACATCGCCCGGACGATACGGCCGTGTATGGTCATCATGCCGATGAGCTTTGCGGGCGGCGGGATATCGTATAAGTTCAACGCACAGATCAAGAGCATTAAAAGGGTCATCCCGCAGAACGGGCTGGTCAACTGGGATATCACTATGACACCAGTATCAGCAGTCACGGAAGTCGTTACCGGCGCAGATGGCCTGACGACAACGTTCTTCTCAATCGCAGATGACGACAGCAACAACCTCACCCCGACAGAGACACCGGCAACTGCGACCTATGAATATAACGTCGAATGCTACAGCGACAATACTTACGTCAAAGTAACACCAATCGCCGCAGCAGGCACGATCTACGTCAACGGAACGGCCGTGGGAACGGGTGTGGCCTCCGGGGAGATAACCGCACCGGCTAACATCGGGGATGTGATCATGATTATTATCATGGTTACTGAAGCCAACAAGACACCGAAAGTCTACAAAATCCGGGTACAGAAGGGACTGACCGCACATCCGTAAACGGAGCTGATGCTGACCATGATCTCATCAGTCCCGATCACTATTGGGGAAGAACCCTTCCTTCTCCAGTTTACCCCGGGCGACGTCTGGGAAATAGAGCGGACGTTCGACTTTCAGGAACCGTTAGCGTTCATGCTGACCCGTAAACGGCTGTTAGTGACCTCTATAGCTGGCGTCATGTTATGGCACGGTCTCAAGGTGAAGAACGATAAAGGCGAGCTTGTCCGGGCGATACCTCTTACGGCAGCCGGAAAGGAGAAGGCGCTTACTCTCGTCAACGCATTCCTCCGGGGAAGTTCAGTAATAGCGTCTGTTGAGCTCTCAAACCTGATCCTCACGGGGTTCGAGAATGCTGAATGGTACAACCTGAAGGAAACCAAGTCCAACCCGAAACCGGTTGAGGAAGTCGAACCCCTAAAAAACTCGCACGAGCCTGGATCGAGGCGAACGAAAAGATAGCATACGGGCTGTGTAACATGACCCCGGAAGAGCTCTGGAGGACAACCCCCCGGGATTTCCGGGTAATGGTGGAGGCAAAGATCGAGCAACGTGATCAGGATTGGAAGTTCTATGATGTCCTGAACGGTCAGGCATGTTCGACCCTCGTGAATTTGCACTTAAAAAAAGGCGCAGCGTCGTATAAACCCGTTGATTTCATGATTACAAGACGGGAAACTGAAGAGAATAATAAGGAGACCGATCCGATGAAGCAGGCTGAACGGATATACGAACAATTCCACGCACTTTCCCTGATGACCGGCGGGGGTAAGAGATAATGGCGGAAGGCGTGCAAGCCGGGCCCGGCTTGTATGTGAAAATCGGATTAGATGTTTCCGGCATACTCGGTGGTGTCGGGGGCGTCTCAATCGCTCTTAACCAGTCCCTTGAGCTCTTTTCCAAATTCGAGGGAGTGGCACAGGGTTTTGTGGATCTTGCCAATAATGCCGCGTATATGGGCAAGGAAATTAAGGATAATGCCCGTGACCTCGGACTGAGCACGACAGAGTTCCAGCAGTGGACGCATACCGCTATAGCCGCCGGGTCAAGTGCTGAAGAGATCACCGGGTCGATCCGGATGATGTCAGTACGGATGCAGGAAGCTGCGGATCCCACGTCTGAAATGGGGAAGACCCTGAAAGCGCTGGGTGTCAACGTCCTTGATTCATCCGGCAAGATGCGGTCAATGAATGATGTCCTGCTTGACATATTCCCGGCGCTGAATGCCCTGCCGGAAGGATTCGATCGGAACCAGGTTGCAATGACCCTGTTCGGCCGGGGGTTTACCAACATTGCAGACCTCGCCAGCTTATCCCGGGGAGAAATCCAACAGCTTATCGATCAGGCACCGGTATTCAGTGAGGACAAGATCGAGAAACTGGATGCTTATAATACCAAGATGCAACTATTGAATGAGAAACTGGAACGGTCGAAGGTTCTTGTCGGGGAGGAACTGATCGGGTCGTTCACCACATGGGGTACCCTGATAGATAAGTCACTGCAACAGAGCGGTCCGCTATACTCGTTCTTTGAACACCTGAATATCCTGCTGGAGATGGTTGCTGAAGGATTTACCCTGTTAGGCGGCCGTATTGAAGCGTTCCACGGGCTTGTATCCACATCCTCACCGGGATTCATGAACCTTGAACGATATGACGCGGCACTCGAACAGCTTAACCGGGATGTCCTTGTCATGCGTGACCGGTTCGCCCACCCGGAGAATTACGAGGTTGATCTTAGTCAGGCCACCAAAGAGTTTACCGGGCTTGGGAAAGAAGCCGCCAAGACCTCAAAGGAAGTCTCTGATTTACAGCGCAAAATGGAGGATTTGTATACCAGTATCCGGGACTCTCAAATATCTTCACAAGAAGCCGAACTCGCCAACACCGACCTGATTGAAGCCAACAATAAATTATACCGGGAACGGGCAT